AAGGTATGAAGTCACTATTTGAAGAACATTATGTAACTATCCCTGAAGAAAAATATGATGTAGTCAATAGCATGATAGATAAACTTGATGAAATGGAGGATAAACTCAACGAGCAAATTGAAGCCAATGTTGCTCTAAATCGTAGATTAGCAGAATCCACCGCAGATGTAATTCTTGCAGATGTGGCTGAAGGTCTTGCAGACACTCAGAAAGAGAAGCTTGCTACTCTTGCAGAAAATGTTGAGTTTGAAAGTGAGTCAGACTATCGTGAGAAGCTAGGAACCCTAAAGGAGTCATACTTCGGTGGCAGAACTAGCACTCCAAAGAGCACCTCTGAGAATTTATCAGAAGAGGTTTCAACTGACGAAGTTGCATCTAGTGATTTAAATCCAACGATGCAAGCCTATCTGGATACTCTTTCCAGAGCTGCTAAAAAGTGATTTTTAAATAATTAAATTCAAACTTATAACTTTTTAAAGAGGTAAATTTCAAATGCAGATGTACAATTCTGAACATCTACAGGAGAAGTGGGCACCAATTCTCGATTATGATGGACTTGATCCCATCAAAGATTCACATCGTAGAGCGGTCACCGCTGTCCTGTTAGAAAACCAAGAGAAGGAATTGCGCGAAGAGCGTTCTTTCCTTTCCGAAACCCCCAACATGAGCACCAATAGCGGTTCCGCTGCTGGTTTCTCCGCTGATGCTACTGCAGCTGGTCCTGTTGCTGGTTTCGATCCCGTACTGATCTCCTTGATCAGACGCTCTATGCCTAACTTGGTCGCTTATGACCTCGCTGGCGTACAACCAATGAATGGTCCTACTGGACTAATCTTCGCAATGCGTTCCCGCTACAAGACTCAGTCTGGCAGCGAAGCATTCTTTGGCGAAGCAGACACCGCATTCTCCGGACAGGACGACGGATTCGATCTATCCTCTGGCGATACCAACACCACCGTTGGTCTTGGTACTACTGCTCAGCAAGGATCCAACCCCGGTCTACTCAACCCAACTGCTGCTCAAGCAAACGGCACTGACTACAACGTTGGTCAGGGTATGCGTACTGATGACGCTGAAGCACTCGGATCCGAGGCTGGCGATCATTTCAACCAGATGGCATTCTCAATCGAGAAGGTCACTGTAACCGCTAAGAGCCGCGCCCTCAAGGCAGAGTACAGCCTAGAGCTTGCTCAGGACCTTAAGGCAATTCACGGTCTAAACGCTGAAGCAGAACTCGCCAACATTCTCTCTACTGAGATTCTTGCCGAGATCAACCGTGAAGTTATCCGTACCATCTATAACGTAGCAGAACCTGGCGCTCAGGCTAATGTTGCTTCTGCTGGTACTTTTGACCTTGACACCGACTCCAACGGACGCTGGAGTGTTGAGAAGTTCAAGGGTCTCATCTTCCAGATGGAAAGAGATGCTAACGCGATTGCCCAGCGCACTCGTAGAGGCAAAGGTAACATGATCCTCTGCTCTGCAGACGTTGCCTCCGCTCTAACCATGGCTGGTGTACTAGATTACACCCCTGCTCTAAACAGCAACCTCAACGTTGATGACACCGGCAACACCTTTGCTGGTATCCTCCAAGGTAAGTATCGTGTATACATCGATCCTTATTCTGCTAACGTTTCTGCTAACCAGTACTACGTTGTTGGTTACAAGGGTTCTTCCCCTTATGACGCAGGTCTCTTCTATTGCCCCTATGTGCCCCTCCAGATGGTTCGCGCCGTTGGTCAGGACACCTTCCAACCCAAGATTGGATTCAAGACTCGCTACGGCATCGTCGAGAACCCCTTCTCTCAGGGTGCTACTCAGGGAATGGGAACCCTCACCCGCAACTCCAACCGCTACTATCGTCGCGTCAAGGTTGCCAACCTCATGTGATTCTTGCCCTACAGGGCATTCACTTCACGGGGATCCTTCGGGATCCCTTTTTTTATGTCTACATAGTATGTGTGATAATTTTTAGTCATGAAACAATTACCAGTGGAAGAAATTTTTGGAGAGGATTACTATATTGAGCATCAGTCTCTTTTCCAAACTCCACTATTTCGAGCATCATTATCGGGTGATATTGATAACGATAAGTTAGCAGAAGAAATCTATAAATTAAGAGAAGAAAATCCAGAGTCTGTTAACCATTCAAATGAAGGTGGTTGGCATAGTCCAGGATATATTGGTCAAAAAATGAATCCTATTTTTAAACCAGTCATTGAGGGCATAACAAAAGTTGTTAAAGATTTACCTTTTACCCCTAAGATTGATAAAATTTCAGAATTGTCAGTATGGTCAATAATCAATAAAAAAGGTGATTGGAATCAACCACACCAGCATCCAGACTGTGATATGTCAGGAGTTTACTATGTAAAAGTTCCGAAAGGTGATTGTGGAAATATAAAATTTTGGGATCCTAGAGAGTCGTTACAGTATGGTAATAGATTTGTTATAGAAAGATATAATGGTGGCGAAAGCACTGAAAGATATCCAGTAGAAGGTGATTTATGGTTATTCCCATCTGCTTTTAAACATTCTGTACTTCCAAGTAAAGTTGATGGGGATCGTATTTGCATTTCTTTCAATCTTTCTTTCTAAATAACTAAAAAATAGCAATGGCTGCTGCAGGAATTTTAGTAAATCAAATAGCGAATAGAAACTTTCTTACTGGTGTAGGTTTTAAGTTTACTTTAGGAAAATACCCGAAGATTGACTTCTTTTCTAATAGTGCTAGGATCCCAGAGTTAAGTCTAGATACAGCAGTTCAACCAACGTATCTAAAAAATATTGATGTACCTGGGGAAAAGCTAACCTATGGTGATTTCACACTTAGGTTTCTTGTCGATGAAAACATGGAAAATTACATATCAGTATATAATTGGTTAAATGGTTTGGGATTTCCAGAAGAAACATCTCAATTTAGAGAACTAACCACTGATATAAGTGGCACAAGAGATCTTAAACAAGGATTCTCCGATGGTACACTTAGAATACTCAATAGTAATTTTAATGAAGTTGCAAAAGTAAAGTTTAAGGATCTATTTCCAGTTTCCTTGACATCTTTAGATTTTGATGCTACAAGTACAGATGTCTCATACTTTACAGCAGAGGCAACTTTCAAGTATACTATTTACGAACTGTCTTCTTCTATCTAATGGATCTTGATAAAATTCAAGAGATGTGGCAGAAAGATTCTGTCATTGATCCTGATAACCTACATGATGAATCATTGAAGATTCCACAACTACACTCAAAATACTATACAGTATACAATACAATTATGCTTCTTCGCGAAAGAGCGCAGGAGTCATACAATCGTGTAAAGTTAGAACGGTATAACTACTATACAGGTAAAGCAACAGCTGAAGTCTATGCGGAAGAGCCATTTCCGTATAAAGTGCGAGAAAAAGATGCTATTCAAAGGTATCTTGAAGCAGATGAAAAATTATCTGCAGTTGATATGAAAATAAAATATTACAATGTAACATTGAAGTTTCTAGAAGAGATTATTAGAAATGTCTCTAATAGAACATACCAGATAAAAAATGCAATTGAATGGCAGAAATTTCAAGCAGGATTTTAATGGAAGAATCAGAACAATTCGATTATCAAGTTGAGTTAAAAATTGGTGATATCCGTTTACTGAGGCATTGTGTAGAAGAAACAATTAAAAACTGGCCAGGTTCTCCAGCCAGACCTGCTGAAGAACAAGAACATCTTTGGCACTTGAGAGATACTATGTATCGAATGATCCTTGACTATAGTTTTAACAAATGAGTAATAACTACGATTACGAGAGTGATTATGACGAGAGCAATAGCGTTCCGTATGTGGAAATGGAATTAGATATTAGAGATTGCCATTCAATATATAAAGCACTAAATTATCAATTGGAAAAAGGATCATTTTCAGATGAATATGATCAACAAAGGACAGAAGCATGTAAGGACTTTTTTTATCGTATGATATTGGAATATAAATATCAGGTAGGAAACTAATAAAAAAATGAAAACCTTTCAGCAGTTTATAGGTGAAGCATATCCCAGAGCTGAAAGAAAATCTCATAGTCTTCCTAGAACAAATTTTAAAGACGCACTTGATAAACAAAGAATGGATGCAGGTCGGATGGCACCAATGCCACAGATAGGTCCTGGAGGGAGTATTCCTCATTACAGGGCAGATTATAAAGGACCTCAACGTGAAATTGATAGGACTCCTAAGGACGCTGCTAGGCAAACTAATAAAGGAAAAGTGACAAAAAGAATACGCACCAACTTCCCAATTCAAACTGGGGAATATAAACAACCAGATAATATAACACTATAAATAACAATAAAAGTGTTGTAGAGATGAAATCTTTTAGTCAGTTTTGTTCTGAGGCAGTAGTCCTTGCTAAGTTAAAAGGTGTGCAAGGTAAGTTAAACAAAGTAACCGGAAAATTTACTAAAGGTTCTTGGTCGGACACAGAAAGTGCTCGTTATGCTAATTATTCTGCTAAACCTGCAGTATCTACAACAAGAGCA